CGAGTATCCGCTCGTAGAAAAGATTGTAAACATCCTCACCATGGAAATGAACTTCGAGCAAAATTCCCCGAAATAAATCTGGGATCATGTGCTCATATTGCATTCCAGCGCGCTTCCTAAAGAAAAGGCAAGTTTTGGCTAAGCGTTTAAACTCAAGCGGCGGTTTGCAAGAACCCGTCTCATCAATCACCATGGACCTGCCAAGGAAAATCAACTCCTCATGAGAGCTAAATTCGGCGATGTCAGCACCAGTATTCTTGTGAGCATCGGTGTAAGTGATAAGCTGAGAAAGCTCCTGTTCCATGATACGACAGTTAAGCATGTCCGGATAAGTCACGCCAACCAAATGATCATCTCCATAAGTGACCACATGAACGAGTCTATTGAACATCTCCCGACTGAGGCGCTCATCATATGCGCTCCCCATATCTTTCTTCATCCGCCGAGTCCACGCAACCCAAATGAAAAGCATATTCGCAATGCAATTAATTTGAGTGGTGAGTGAATTACCGCTCGTGTTAAAAGACCGAAACCAGTAGACGACGCCAAAAACATCGACTACTGGAGAAAGTAGGCAGCACAGTATCGATTCAACGACAAACATTTGCTCATCATTGAAGTTACCACTGCACTCGCAAATGGACAAAATGACCCACTTGACTGAATCAGTGACCTCTTGAAAAAGGCTCTTATCGAAGTCCCTGTAATCGCCATCAAAAGTGTACCTCTTCCTGGCATTGGTGCCACAAATGAAATTGTGAACTTGGTCCCACTGAACACATGTAGCATCCAGGCCAACCACAGCTCCAAACACGAAAGGGTTTAGCTGCATGACACGGCATATAGTCATCAAGAACTCCCTGCAGACAATAGTCAGGCACTGGGGCCCAACCATAATAAGCCTAGTCGGCTTGCTGTCTTTCTTCACCTCGTCCTTGCAGGCTGTCACAAATTTGACTTTCGTCTTGTGGTCTTTCTTGAAGAGGGAAAGAAGCTCTTGATAAGAAGCTGAGAGCTGAGGCCCCATAGTATAATGACGACGCCCATCAGGCTGGTAGGCACACTTGAACCAAGGGTATTTGCCCACCCTCTGAATGCCCTCTTGGACATCATCGGGGAACATCATGACCCATGGATGGCCCGGACTAGTTTTCATAGCCATGGCTTCCATACCTTTGTGGTTGGTGGTTGTAATCCCGTCGCTAGAAAAATGC